TCCTTACTTTAATACGACCTAAACCTTTATTTTCAATAGGTCCAGCACTAGACTCTAATGAAGTTACAACACCATATCTTACATTAAAATGGGTTAAAGCATTTTCGTATAAATTTTTTTTATCCATGTTATTTTTCGCCTTTTAATCTTTGTAGTAAAATAAGATTAGCTTTTTCAAAATTTTTTTCAATTTCAACCAGATTATCAAAATCTTTAAGCATTTTTATTTTTAATGCTTCATGGTCGGCTTGGTATTGTTTAATTTTAAAAAGAATCTCATTATTTGATAAAGATTCTAATTCTTCTGTTTTTGCTTTATCACTCATATTATTTAATTTTTATCTAATTATTCCATCACCAATAGCCATTGATGTTGTTACACCTTGACAAACAACTGGACCACCAGCATTACCACCAGCAGCTGTAACTGAGATACCAGGTGGAATCACAACTTCTATTTTTGATTTTGTTAAAATAGAATTTATTAGTTCTTGGGTTCTTATTAATTCCATCGCTTCTTCAACATTAGGCCCATCTGCAAATACGTTTCCAACAACTCTACCAGCATCTGATTGTTTACTTATTATATCTGAAGCAATTGATTGTGGAGATAGTCCAGGTCTAAGTTTAGCACCAACCATTACTAATGGTGGTGGCAATGGTTCAACTGGTGTTTCTGGAATTTGAAATGCGCTTAGAATTAAATTTAAAATACCATTCATTGATGATAGGTTAAATCCAGATGTGGGTATTGGTTTAATGTCTGCCATTATATAAGATTTCCTAATAATTGTTGTATTATGTTTGTTGGTACACCTATTAAACTTTGCAATTGTGCTAACTTAAGAGTTACTTTTTCTTTTTGTTTTTTAGCCATTGCTTTAGATACGAGTACAGCTATTTCTTTTAGCGCTATCGCTAATAATATTTTTATTAATTCTTCGGCAATAACTTTCATAATTCTATTCATCAAGTTTTTATTTTTCTTAATGAAATCAACACCATTAGTAAATGTAGCTTGTGGTCCATAAACTATTTTATAGTTTAAAACAAACGTCAATATTACTTTTGGGGATAAAACAATGTTAACAATAGATTTAATTAAAGTAACTATTATTTGTTGTATAAAATTTAATTTTGATGATACAACGTCAATTGGATTGGGAACATTTAGGGCACTTGCATTTGCCATATTTGTAAGACCGTTTTTAATTGCGTCTTTTTGTTGTATTACATTACCACCAGCACTTTTAAATTGTTGTGTAAAATCAGTTAATTGTGAAATTGGAACAGATGATGGTATATCATTAGTTGTTTTTAAATTTATAGAACCTTTTTTTCTAGCTAAAGCTTCTGCTTGTTGTTTGTATGTTTCTTCTTTTGTAAATGAAAAGGCTGAATCTGGTATTGGATTTTTGTCATTATTGGCAACCATTTTATCAATGATTGTATTGATTTGAGCTTCACTTTCAAGTTGTTTAAATGATTTACCAATAGTTGATGAGACGGTACCATAAATTATATCCATTACTTTATTTACAACGTTGTCAGAATTAAATAATATAAGACTATCAATAAAATCGTTATTTAAATCTGTAAGTGTTTTGTTGTCGTAAGCTTGGTCTGCTTTTATTATTAAACTATTATTTGAAAAACCAAATGGCGCACCATTGGCTACAAATTTAAACGTTATGATATTTTTCCAAGAATATTCAATACCTTCATCTTGAATAACACCATAAAGAAATGTGTTAAAATCTGTACTATTAACTAATGGAGTTGTTATGTCATTATAAATTAATTGACCAGCTACTGAATTAGGGTCAGTTCTAAGTATATCTGCAAAATCAATTTTTTTAACTTGAATGTTTATACCAGGTCCAGTAGATTTCATCCAAGAAGGTAAACTTGGATTTACGCCACAACTTACAATATTTTTAAGTTCTACTTTAAGAGCTTTTTTAACTTCTTTTTCTATTCTTGGTAGTGAATGGGTTATTGTGTCAATAACTGATGAAACAAGGGCTTCAAAACCAACTAAAGTTTTAACTAAGTCTGTTAAAAATGAAATCACATCTCCGCTATTGTTAATTGATGCGAATGATGAACTTAACTTTAACTTAGGTAAACCTTCAGTTAAAGTTTTTACAGCCCCTATTTTTCCAAAGACTTCTTTTTTTTTACTTATAACATTCATTAAAAGTCAATTTCTTCTTCGTTTGATTTGTCTATACTAGCATCTTTTTTAAGCATTTCTCTAATTGATTTAAAATCACTAAGAGAAGCTGAACCTTGGCTTTTTTGACTTATAGCCGCATCCACATCACCACGATTTTTAATAATATCGCTTTGTAATTTTGCCAACTCTAATTTAATACGTATAGCCGAATCTTTAACTTTTAATAAACCAGATTTTTCTTTAGCCAATTTTGTTAAATCATCAACATCTGTTGGGTTGGCACTTGTAGATAGCTCATTGATTGTTCTTTGAGCGTCATTAATTTGTAAACAAGCATCATTATAAGTTTCTTGCATTAATCCTTCTAATGAATCATTATTGTTTACTTTTACGTCAGTTTTTCTTTTACGTGGCATATATTTATGTTTTACTATAAATACCTAAAGATATAGTTTTTTACTATTTTATAATCCAGTTTGTTTTAAAAAGTCATAAAGTTGTTTATATCGTTTCATAGCTAACCTTATATCTTTGGTTGAAAGATTGGTATAGTTTCTCATGGTTTCTAAAACAGAATTTTTATTATATTTTGAACCACCATCCATACCTAGGAAAGCTGACTCCCAATTTTCTAAAATTTCAATTAGAGCATAACCCACTTTTTTCTCATTGTCTGTTAATTTCTTTTTGGGTGGGTGTTTATCATCATCTAACTCATTTTTAATTCCATAAATAACTGTAGTGATGAATTCATCCATTGAAAAGGTGTCTGCATCAATTTCATAAATTAAATCTTCTCTTTCTTCTAATTCAGATGATATATCTTCATAAGAAGATGTTTGTTTAAGATATTTCTCATCTTTAATTAAAAGACCTAAAATATAATTTTTACTTATTGTTCCAAAATATGAATAAGCTTTTTTTCCTTTATCGCTTTCAAACCTATGTACTTTTGTCATCAAAAATGATACGGTATCGGAATGTAATTCTTCAAACGTGAACCCTTTTCTATACAATTTGTACCTTCTTATTATCGACTCAATCATTTTATTTAGAGGTTTAATTAACGACTCTTTAAAAATGCGATTCCTTTCTATTTCGTTTGTTGATTCTAAAAATTTAACAACTGCTTCTTCTTCATCTGGACCAAAATACATTTCATTTGTTCTTTTGCGTCCTCTTTTAGTCATTATACAGTTTGTTCTTGATATGTTATGCTTCTATCTTTAGAGAAGTAGTATTCTTTTTTAGCTTGAGCCAACCACCATTTTGCTTCATTCGGATTCATAGTATCTTTATATGATGCAAACAAAGAATTTGGTCTTTGGTTAAGATGTTTATATCCAAATCTTGGGATGACCATAGTTTTAATCGCTTTAAACGTCATACGAAGTAAAAATTCATATATAAATGTCAATTTAACATTTGATTTAAAACCTCCAAATTCTTCAATAAGAGATTTCTTAATTACCATACCATCAACATTAAAATTTTGATATGCTAAAAGAGCATTGTTATCTAATATACCCAATTCGTCAGAAAAACTTTGAGCCCATACTGCCTCATTGGTAAAACCAATAAATTGGCTACTAGCATCAACATCTACAACAATTGGCATAAAAATACCTACCTCTGGATATGCTTCTGCGTACTCTACAACATTCTTAAACCAAATTTTAGCTAATTCATCGTCAAATTCTAATAAAGAAACCCACTCTGATTTTGCAATACTAACACCATAATTAAATTGAGTTGCGAAATCAGTGTTACCTTCATTTTCAGCAATAACAACAGATGATGTTAATTCACCGTATTCAAATGATTTAACATAATCGGCTACATCACTACCTTTAGGTACTACAATAATTAATTCATCTGGTTTTACTATTTGTTCTATTACGCTTTGAATTGCGTTAGGAAAATATGTTTTTGTATCATCAGTCAATTCATGAACTGGTACAATAAGTGATATGTTACTTTTTTTACTCATTTTTTTTGTGTTTTAATTAGTTGTTAGTTTGTTCATTTAAACTTGTCAATTGATTTTCCATTCTTGACAAAATTAAAGTTAGCTCTTGTTTTCTATCTTCAAACAATTTGGTATAAACATTTTCTAATGTTTCTTTTTGTTTAGTTTCAGTATATTGTCCTTGGCTTTCTTTTATACCATTCATTAATTCAGTTGGTACTGAATCTTCAAACCATAATTTCATATATGTTGCCACCAATTCAGCAAGATTCAATGTTGTATTTGTCCAAACACCATTATTTTTAATAATTAAGTTTCCTTGCTCATCTTTTGCTTCCATCCATTCTGGAATAAGATTTGGAATTTTACCAATTATTGGTGTGTTACATTCCATTGCTTCAATTGGAAATGTACCAAAACCAGATTGGTCATCAACCCAAACAGCCAAACAAGATTTTGCTAATTCAGCAGCAAATTGTTTTCTAGGAAGACCTCTAAGTTCTTTAAAAGTTACCCATTTATATATTGGGTATTGAAGATAAAAAGTTTTAGCTATTTTAGCAGCATCTCCTTGATTTCTGGTTACTAAACTAATGATAGGTTGTTTTGGTTTATCGCTAGGTTTAAAATAAGTAGGGATTGAAACTGGAACAACATGAGTATTAATTGACGGGAATAATGATTTAAGGTAAGTTGCTTGTTTTTCAGATGTTGTAATTACATCATTAAAACCAAAATCAGAATTCCATCTTTTACCAATCGGTAATAATTCTAACAAATAGTCATAACTTTGTGATAATACGATTTTTTTACAAGGAAACCCTTTAACTTGGTCCATGATATTTGAAAAAATCTCAGGGATGATAATAAAATCAGCTGGGCTAATATTAAGTTCTTGTTTTTCGATAGAAACATGAGGTAGTTCTGCGTATAGTTCACCTAACCAATCAGCAATACCTTGTCCGTTTTGGTCTCCTCTAAGTTTATAATCATTTTTTTCGTGTAAAATAGCTGCCTTGTAACCAAGTTCATTAAGTAATTTTACATGTTCGTAAATGTTAGCAATACCAGCTGTTGGGTTGCCTTTGGTGTCTAGCGTGAAAAAATATAGAGTAAAATCTTTGTTTTCTAATTTTTCAACTGTCTTTTTACCTTGTTGAATTTGTTCTTCAAATTGTTGTTTGTTAACTTGCATTTTAGTAATTTTTTATGTTATGTTATTCCTTTTCTTTTAAAATACCATAATTATATAAGGTATTAAAGGCTAATTGATATGATAATGGTTTTTTGGATAGTGCTCTTTCGGAACCTAATGTGATGTCTTCTTCATCATCATCAATAAAATCTAAAAGTGTGTCAATCATTAATTTAAAAACTTCATATTTAGGACCATCTATTTCTTTACCTCTTGTTGTCAATTCGATTGTTTCTTCTTTACTTATAACTTGACCTTCTTCATTATAGTAAGTTTTTAAATA